GTTTCGCAATAACTAAAGGAAGTGGTGTAACAATGTATTGGGTACAAACAGGAGCTAATGCAGATAGAACTCTAGCAACTAGAGGAGTTGCAACTATTCTTTGCGTGGGAACAAATACATTTGTAATCACTGGTGGACTTTTAACATAGGTAAAAACTATGACTCATTATACTTTATTGCTAGGCTCAGCAGGTGGTGCTAAAGCTGCTTCAAGTTTTGCAACAGTATCATCTGGTACCGCTACTTTTGATATTCCAACTGGATATAATGCAATTCATATACAAGCAGCAATCGGTGGTGGAGGTGGTGCTGTTTCAGGAGCTGATTACGATAAAGGAGGTGGAGAATCACAAGGGCCTGGCGGTGGATCTGGTGCATTCATATCAGATAAAATTTTTACTGTAGCTGCAGGAGAAACTATGACTTATGTTGTAGGAGCTGGGGGAGCTGCAGGTAACCCTGGTAATAAATTTAGTCTTTCTGCTAGTGCAGGCGCAAGCACCACATTAACAGGAGCAAGCACTGGGGCTTTATTTACTCTTGGAGGTGGCGGCGGATCTAGTGGATTAAATGGAGGTGTTAAAGGACCTTTAAGAACTAATACTGCTGGTATAGCAGGTGTTGCTGGAACTATTGCAACTGCTGTTACATCTGGAAGTTTTGTAGAAACAGATAATACTGTTCAAAATGTAACTTCTAATACATCCGGACCGGTTGGAACTTTTAATCAATCAAGTAATGGTACTGTTGGAGATATAAGTGGTAATGGTAACTGTGGAGGTGACAACTGTCGAATTGGTGGAGCTGATGGTGCAGATTCTTATTCTGGTGGTGGCGCTGTTGCAGGTGGAACAGGTGGATCTTCTTCAGGAGGTGGTACAAACGGAACGGCTGGAACAAGAGGATCTGGCGGTGGAGGTGGAGCAGCTCAGGTTTCAGCTGGTAGTTCACCAACAAATAGTGGTTCTACAAATGGAGCAGCAGGTGGCGCCGGAGAAATTAAATATAGATTTTTAAATATATTCTAATTGTTTTTAAAACCAAAAAAAATTATTTTTGAAAGTCTAATTAAAAAAATTAGAATAAAAGACTTAAAACCTAATCAAATAAATAACAATAAAAAATTTGTTAACACTTTAAAAGATGAAATAAATAAGAATGGTTTATTATGTCCTTTAGTTATTGATAAAAACAATCTTTTATTAGATGGTCATCATAGATATTGGGCCATAAAAGATTTTTGTAGTCAAACATTAGCTTATAGGATAAGAGATAAGGACATGGATAAATTTTTATCCAAGCTAAATAGCTATATTTGGTTTGATCAGAAAGGTACATTAGATGGAGACAGCTAGAATATTAGGATCCTTAATAGGTATTTCTAAATTAAATAACTTTGAAAAAATTAATGAGGAACTTATACCTGTAATTGAAAAAGATATATGCTCATCAGAATCTAGAGATAAGTATTATAAATCACATAAAACTGGATTTTCTTTTACTTCTGATAAAGCAGGTCAAATAGATTCTTTTGAATCTTTATATGGAGATCAATTACAATTAAATAAAAAATTTAATAATTTTTTTACTGAATTAAAAACTAACTTAAATGTTTTCTTAAACAATCTAAAATATAAAAATGTAGACTATTTTATTACTAAATCTTGGGTAGCTTACACAGAAAAAGGAGAACATATTGCTGCTCATGATCATGGGGCCAGTCATTTTAGTTTTGTATACTATGTTAAAAAAAATAAAAATCATTCATCAATAACATTTTATGAACCAAATCAAAGATTCTATATGCCAGATGCTACAGAATGGAATGATCAAAATCATCAAAATGTATTAATTAATAATGAACCAGGTCAATTAATTATATTTCCCAGTTCTCTTAAACATGGCACTGAAAAAACAAAGGAACAATCTCCCCGTATTTCAATAAGTGGAGACATTATAATGACATCTGAAATGAACAAAGTTAGCGAAATTTTAATACCTAATCCTCAAACTTGGATAAAGCTGTAAAATCATATAAAATATAGAATTTACTATATATTTAAAATACTATATACTTTAACTATGCTACAAAAATTAAATTTTAAACCCGGTTTTGACAAAATGGTAACAGAATCAGGAGGTGAATCACAATGGATTGACGGTGATTTTGTAAGATTTAGATATGGTTTACCTGAAAAAATAGGGGGTTGGGAACAACTTACAAACGCTAATAATACTTTACCTGGAGCAGCTCGTGCTCAACATGCTTTTACTAGTATTGCTGGAGAAAAATATGTGGCTGTAGGAACATCTCAAGGTTTATTTTTATACTATGAAGGAGAATTTGTTGATATTACTCCAATAGATAATGATGTAATTACTGGAGCTAACTTTAGTGCAACTTCTGGATCTCCAACAATAACAGTTAATAAAACATCTCATGGTTTATTAGACGGAAGATACATAACATTTTCATCCGTTACTGTTCCAACAGGTTCTGGATATGCAACAACAGATTTTACAAATAATACATTTGAAGTATTAAATAGAACAAACGATACATTTCAAATTACAATGCCAACCAACTCCTCTGGCGCTACATCAGGAACAGGTTCTGCACAAATTGATCCTTATGTAATTATAGGTCCAACGTTTCAAACTGCAGGTTTTGGTTGGGGTACAGCTAGCTGGGGAGGTGCGTCCGGTGTTACATCTACATTAAATGGTGCTTTAAGTGATAACACTTCTGGTACAGGGGGAAGTGGTACAAGTATTACATTAACCTCTACTACAAATTTTCCAATTACAGGAGGAACTATTAGAGTTGGTGCTGAATATATTTCATATACTGGAGTAACTGGAAATAATTTAACTGGTATTACAAGAGCAGTTGCCGGTACTAGATCGGCTCACAGTTCAGGGGCATCCGTTGAATTTTATATTTCATGGGGACAACAATCTTTAACATCTACTGTAACACTTGATCCAGGTTTATGGTCACTAGATAATTTCGGTCAAATACTTGTTGCAACTATTCATAACGGAGAAACTTTTACTTGGAATTCTGGTGCCGCATCAGCTAGAAATGTTAGAGCAACTATTATGGCAAACGCTCCTACTAAAACAAGATTAACACAAGTATCTGATAGAGATAGACACGTATTTCATTTTGGAACAGAAACAACAATAGGTAATTCAACAACTCAAGATCCAATGTTTATTAGATTTAGTGATCAAGAAAACTTTAATGAATATCAACCCACTGCAGTTAATACAGCAGGAACATTTAGATTAGATAAAGGTAATGAGATTGTTGGAGCAGTATCTGGTAAAGATTACACCTTAGTTTTAACCGATAGTTCAGCATATGTAATTCAATATGTTGGTCCACCATTTACATTTAGTATTAGACAAGTAGGTACAAACTGTGGATTGATTGGTCAAAATGCACTTAGTTATTCTAACGGTATTGTGTTTTGGATGTCAGGTGAAGGTGGATTTTTTATGTTTGATGGTACTGTAAAAGCCCTGCCATGTTTAGTAGAAGACTTTGTATTTACAACAAGCACAGATAATTTAGGTATTAATTTTAACTCTAGTCAATTAGTTTATGCAGAACACAATAGTTTATACAATGAAATTAATTGGTTCTATGCTTCTTCAAATAGTGAACAAATTAATAGATGTGTGGTGTATAATTATGCAGAAAAGTTATGGACAACTTCTTCTTTAGCAAGAACTTCTTATATTGACACAGGGGTATATGATTTACCTTATGCAACAGAATATAATAAAACAGCTTTACCTAATTTTCCAATACAAGGAATTACAGCAACCTATGGAGCATCAACTTACTATGCTCAAGAAATAGGAACCGATCAAATTAATTCATCGGGTACAACTTCCATTGATGCTTTTATTCAGTCAGGGGATTTTGATATCACTAACGCTAACAATATTGCTAATTTACAAGGAGATGGTGAATACATAATGTCAGTTAAAAGATTTATACCAGATTTTCAAGTGCTTACTGGTAATTCAAAAATTACCTTGTTAGTAAATAATTATCCAAATGATACAGCTGTGAGCTCACCTCTTGGACCCTTTACAGTAACCTCATCTACGGATAAAATAGATACACGTGCTAGAGGAAGACTAGTGGCACTTAAAATAGAAAATGATGCTGTGGGTGAAACTTGGCGTTATGGTACACTAAGACTAGATGCAAAACCAGATGGTAGAAGATAATGGCTAAGATAACTGCGTACATACCAGAACCAAAAGAACAATATGAAGTGGATAATTTAAGACAGATTCTTTTATCATTAGATACTATTAAAAATGAATTAAATTTTACTTTTCAAAATGACTTGAAAGAAGAACAAGATACATATAATTATTTTTTATCATGACAATACAATATAAAAACGCTAGTAAAATATTAACGGACACAGCTATGACAACTGTTTTAAATATAGCCACTTCTGCTATTGCTATTATAAAATCGGTATACATATCTAATAATAGCACAGGAGCCGTATTAGTTAACTGTGATTTAAGAGATTCTTCTGCTACTACAGATATAGAATTTTTTAGAAAAGATATACCTGCTACAAGCACAGTAAATGCTACAGAACAAGGGTTGAATTTAGAAGCAGGAGATGCTATAAAAGTTCAAGCAGAAACCGCTAATAAACTTGAAGTAGTAGTCGGATATGCTTTAATAGATAGGTCACAACAGAATGGATAATATATTAAAAATTGATTGTACAACAACAGTAGTTCTAAGAAATACTAGAACGAATAAAGTATATAAAGATGAATCAGAGAAAGATGCTGATATAGCTGACGTTAATACAGATACAGTTGCAGACCATATTGCACAAGATCTTACAGTAGTAGTGTCACCGAAAGGATTAAATATTTTACAGAAAGTTATGAATGAAAATAAGAAACCAACTACCTAAAGGTGGAACCGAGTTACAATTTAGTTATTTAGAAAAATACGTTGACAAAGAATTATTAGATCAAGTACAGATTTGTACCTCTATTCCCGGTAAAATTCCTATTGATCCAAATAAAGTAAATATACTTTGGCAAAAAAATTCTTACGATCAACCTAATTTATATCCATGGTTTAAAAATAAAGCTAATCATAAAATATATGATTGGTATGTATTTAACAGCCATTGGAATCATGAAAAGTTTAGAATGATGTTTGGTCTACCTACCGAAAAATGTATTGTTATAAAAAACGGAGTAGATAAAATCGAACAATCAAAACCTTATGAAAAAGGACAACCTATAAAAATTATTCATCAGAACACTCCTTGGAGAGGGTTAAGTGTATTGTTAGGTGCTATGCAATTAGTTAAAAACCCATTAATTAGTTTAGATGTTTATTCTTCTTGTGAAGTTTACGGAAAAGATTTTATGGAAAAAAACGATCATAATTACAAAGCACTTTATGAACAAGCAGAGTCTTTACCTAACGTAAATTACATTGGTTATAGACCTAATGAATATATTACAGAAAATATAAGTAATTATAATATGTATGTTTATCCCAGCATATTTGAAGAAACTTCTTGCATATCATTACTTGAAGCTATGTCCGCCGGACTCTATAGTATAGTAACCAACTATGGAGCTCTTTTTGAAACAGGGGCTGAGTTTCCAATGTATATTCCTTATGATAATGACTACAAAAATTTAGCAGAAAAGTTTGCTTATGGAATAGATGCAGCAGCAGAAACGCTTCATGAAAAACCAATACAAGACCATTTAACTACCCAGTCTAGTTACACTCAACGTTATTATTCGTGGAATAAACAAGCGGTTTCATGGACTAGATTTTTACAAGGAGCAATTAATGTCAAAGCCAAATGAACCTATATGGTTTAACAATGATAAAAGTATTGTTGAAAATAATGATACCTACCAAACAATTAAAACAAATAAGGTGACAGAAATAAATATAGGAAAGGCTTCTCCATATAAAGTAATGGTATGTACTCCTTGTCATAGTGATGTTTCTATGCACTATTGTCAAGCGGTTTTAAAATTTCAACAAGCATGTTGGGCAAAAAAAATAGGTTGTAGTTTTACTTTATTAAAATCTTCACTGGTTACTCAAGGAAGAAATTTATGTGTTGCTGAAATGTTAAGTCATGAAGATAAGTATACTCATTTATTATTTATTGATTCTGATATTGATTTTAATGCTGAAACTATTTTTAAAATGTTAGATTTAGATAAAGATATTATAGGGGTACCCTATCCTATGAAAACATTAAGTTGGGACAAAATATGGAAAAGAGTTAATTTTAAAGAAGATGCAGTTAAAAATGCCGATGACTTAGCAAAAGCAGGTTTTACTTTTCCAGTCAAAGTGGGGGATCATGATTTAATTACCGTGGACAAAGGACTTATGGAACTAACCCATGCACCTACTGGATGTATGCTGATTAAAAGAGAAGTTCTTGAAAAAATGATTAAAGAATATCCTCATTTAGAAATATATCAGCCTACTAATATTAATGGTAAAGAAGTTAAAAAAGACAATATGTATAATTTATTTGATACCTTACATGACCCTGTCACTAAACGTTATTTTGGAGAAGACTTCGGTTTCTGTCAAAGATGGATAGATATAGGTGGTAAAGTATATGCTTATATAGATGACTATATAACTCATGTGGGAGAATACTCTTATTGTGGTCGATTTAAAGATGATCTATTACAAGCAACAAGACCTGTCAAATCTGTTGACGATACTAAAAAAATCAAATAAAGTATAACTTTTACAGGATTTTAATGCCTGCCTAACAATATAAATTTAATTAAATTATGGCAATATCTAGATCTTTAATGAACCGACAATTACGAGCAGATGGGGGCATCATGCAAGTTGCACCTAGAGAAAAGTTTGGTTTAGGAAGTAAACTTAAAAAGTTTGTTAGAAAAATTATACCTAATGAAGTATCAGAAATAGCAGTAAAAGCGGCACCATTTGTTGCACCTTTTAACCCTTTGCTTGCAGCAGGGATGGCAGGTATTGGTGGTTTTGATCAAACAGGTAGAATAGGTTCATCCCTTAAATCAGGTTTAATGACTTATGGTATGGGTCAAGGTGCTAGATATTTAGGTGGAGCAGGTTTTCAAGATCCAAGTTTAAGTGTATTTACACCATCAGGTTTTAAAGGTGGATTTAGTTCTCCTTTAGGTAGCGAGACTGGTCTTGGTAAATTTTTTTCGAACCAAGGAACTACAGCAAAAGAAGGTGTTAAAGCTATAAATGAAGGAAAGAGTAACTTTGCTCAAGATCTTACTCAAGATCTTCTTCCAGGCGATACAGTAAGCACAGTCGACTTAGTTAAAGGCGATGGATCAACATATTCAAACTTTGTTGATTATGGAAAAGATCTTTTAAAAAAAGGAGCTAAAGCAGCTTTTTACGATAAAGACGGCAACCTGGACAAAGCAGCAGTAATTGGAGTAGCAACCGCTGCAGCATCTTATGCAGAAGCTTTAATGTTGGCTAGAAACGCTGGAGTAGAATTAACAGAAGAAGAATACGATCAGGCACAAAGAGACGAGAAACAAGCAGAGTATGGAGAGTATTTACAAAACTTTTTTGGTGGTAAAAAAGACGGCGGAAGAATAGGTTATGCAGACGGACCTTCAGAATCAGATATATTTGGAATAGGTGGTGAAACACTTATGAAAGATAAAGGTCAAACTATAAAAAAAGGTTTTAAAAGTATAGGCGATTTAATATTAGACGATGAAGGTAATATGTATACGCCCCTACAATATTTAAGAAAATTTGGAGAAGATATATTTTTTGGCGGACAAAAAAATCCAGAGTTACCTGAAAAATTTTATAACAAACTAAGTGATGAATATGTTGAAGAAATGAAACAAGTAAAAGAACGAGGCTATGCTAACGGCGGAAGAATAGGATTCGAGTCTGGTGCTAATGGCATTATGGGAAATATTTTAAAAGAAGAATTAATGCCAGAATTAGATGGAGAAGACTTTGTAATTATTATGACTGAAGATGGTCCTGTCAAAGTTAGAAAAACAGATATTGAAGAAATGCCTGGAATGTTTAGAGATACTACTACAGGAGAAGGTTCTAATATGTTTAGAAGAATAGAAGAAGCTGATGGCGGAAGAATAGGATTTAAAAGTGGTACTATTATTCTCGCTGAAGATGAGTTAGCAGAAATGGGCGGAGAACAAGGTCTTAAATTAAAATTACTTGCTGAAAAGTTTATGGAGGATGGTATGTCAGAATCTGATGCATACGCAAAAGCTGCGGATAGTTTATATGCTAAAGGTGGCAGAGTATCTAGAAAATTTGGTTCACCTAAAGAAGGTGAGTCGGAAATAGGTATTATGTCAATCGACGTTGAAGCAGGTGATGACGAAGACGAAGAAGATATGATGATGGCAGGAATTACATTTAGTAGACCTGAGAAATCATATTTGTTTAGAAGACTAGGTGGATCCGGTGGAGCAGAGAGATCTTTTACAATGCCACAACTATATAGAATTTTAAATAACCCTAATAGATACCCAGATGATGCAGCAGTATTAAAAGAAATTGCTATCATGGGTCTTGGTGAAGGACAAAAAGACGGCGGAAGAATAGGTCTTAAAGATGGAACAGATGCAATAAGAGATATAGATTTTTTATTAGAAGGACAAGATGAGTTTTCAATGCAAGAATTTGGTAAAAAGGTAAGTGAATTAAATTCTGCGGAAAGAAAAGAATTAGCTGATAAAATATATAGCTATGAATTAAAATTTAAAAACGGCGGAAGAATAGGTTACGCTAAAGGTGCTAACAGAGTATCAGAACTATTAATAAAAAGATCTGATATGTTAGCAAAAGATCCTGAAGCAGATGTATCTCATATTGATGGAGAAATATTCCAATTAACAGGTAAAGTATTTCAATCAGTGGGCGGCATAAGTAATATACCTACAGGTAACATGAGAAAAAATAATGCAGGTGTAGTTGAGAGAGACTACAGAGATGAAGGTGGTTTTGTACCAGTTGGTATCAAAGAAAGAGCCGATGATGTACCTGCTA